TACCTATCGAATTATTTGTGAATGAACAACGGACTATTGAGTGCTCAGCCAGGAGGCGTGACATGACAAGTGAACAGCAAGCGTTAGCGGAAATGCCTATCTGGCTGGTCATCGTACTGGCAGTGATCGGCGGTGTATCCGGCGAAATGTGGCGCGCCGACAAAGAGGGCGCGCGTGGTTGGTCGCTGATCCGGCGTCTGGCCCTGAGGTCCGGGGCGTGCATGGTGTGTGGGGTTTCTGCCCTGATGCTGTGCTACGCCGCCGGCATGTCGATCTGGACGGCCGGTGCCATTGGTTGCCTGACCGCCATGGCCGGTGCGGACGTGGCCATCGGCCTATATGAACGCTGGGCCGCCAAGCGTATCGGCGTTAACCAAGGCTCCGGCCAGGACCCGCAATAACCGTTGCAAGGACGCTGATCAAAATGGACCTTATCGAAAAACCCTCCCAATTGCCCCACGCCATTGGCGACGCACTGCACGCCGCCTTCCCGGACGTGAAGGTCGGCAATCATCAAGACTTTCAAGGCGCTGGTGATAAAACCGGCGTGCTGATCACGGTCGAGGGAAACGGCCCGGGCATTCGCTCCCGTGAGGGGCGTAAAGCTCACGCCTTGGCGATTTCGCTCAAGGCCATGGTCGCGCCGGGTGCACTGCCGTTTGATGCCTGCGATTTGGCCAGCCAACTGATGGACTTGGTGCTGGATAACCGCTGGAACCTGCCGCAGGCACAGTGCGATTTGCCGACGAATATCGTCGCCGTGCCTTCTTTGCGGGCTACCACAGAAACGGACTACGACACCTGGACCGTTTCCTTCACCCAAACCCTCTACCTGGGGCCGGTGCTGCTGAACGATCCCACAGGCCAACCGTTGTTTGCCCGCACCTGGGAAGTCTCGAACATCAACGACCCCGATCAATACAAACCACTGGCGGAGTAGCCCATGTTTGACGCGCTGTTACGCATGCAATTGGGGCCGATCATCGAGCGTTTGGTGGATATGGAAACTCAGCTCGAAGACCTGTATCGACGCGCCGAAAGCTTTTGTCGGATTGGCACCTGCCAGGCAGTCGACGCCGCCAGCAATACCTGCAAGGTCAGCCATGGCGACTTGCTCACGCCGGCCATCCGTTTTTTCAACCCCAGCGCCGGTGCGCAGACTGAAACCCGAATCCCTACGGTAGGTGAGCAATGCTTGCTGCTGAACTACGGCGGCGGAGAGGGCGGCTCGCAGTCAGTGGCCCTGTTCGGCTTGAACAGTGATCGCTTCCCGCCAGTCTCCGACGTGGCAACGCTGACCCGACGTCGCCATCAGGACGGCACCCAAAGCGACTACGACGACGCCAGCCACACCTTCAACTGGGTCAATGGCCCCACCACCTTCACCGGTTCCCGAGAACAGGTCGACATCGAGGTCGGCGCCGCCAGCCTGACGATCAATGCCCAAAGCATCACCCTGCAAATCGGCGGCACCAGTCTGTTGCTGGACGCCGGCGGCGCGCACTTCAGCGGCCCGGTGGTGGACCACCAGGGACGCGTCATCAGCCCCTGATAAGGATATTCCATGATCGGAATCGACAGGATCACCGGGGCAGCCGTCGATGACTGGCTGCAATTCGTGCAGCGTGCCACCCGAGCGCTGACCACCCCCCTGGGTACTCGCCAGAAACGCCCGCTGTACGGCTCGCTGATCCCGCAATTGCTCGGACAAAACCTCGGCGACGATCTGCTGATCCTCGCCCAAAGCCACGCCGCGCAAGCGTTCTACAACCCCCAGAACGGCATCGCCGACTTCCAACCCCAGGTCATCGTCGCCACCCGCCAGGGCGCCGGTCTGTTGCTGCGGTTTGCCGGCACCTGGAAAAACCGCCAACAAACTTTCGAGGTCGTGACATGAGCATGCTGATCCCCGGCCAGAACCAACTGGCAGAACCGGCCATCATTACGGTGGATGAGTTCGAGCCGTTACTGGCCGAATTCAAGGCGTTCGTGGTCGATTACGTCGCCACCCGCGCGCCGCAAAGCGCGGCCAAACTCAAGGTCAGCCTCGACAACGAAAGCGAGTTGCTGACCCTGGCCCTGGAAGCCTTTTGCGTGCGCCTGCAAACCCATGAGCGCAAATACAACGCCCGCATCAAGCAGATGCTGGCGTGGTGGGCCACCGGCAGCAACCTGGATGCGCGCCTGGCCGATATGGGCCTGGAACGCCAAGTGCTTGACCCTGGCGACCCGGCTGCGTTTCCACCCGTACCGCCGACGTTGGAGAGCGACGACGACGCACGCCTGCGTTATTACCTGGCGCCACATGCGCCGGCAGCGGGTTCGCGAATGCAGTATCGGCGTGAGGTTTTCACTCTGGGCGAGCGGCCGTCGGTGAAGGTGCAAAGCGCGACACCCGGCGTGGTAACCGTCAGCTACACCTTTGACCCGGACGGGTATGCGGCGCAGGTCAAGGATGGCAATGGGCGTCGCACCGCGCCCGGCGAAGTGATGGTGACTGTGCTTTCAAGGGAAGGGAACGGCACACCTTCCGCCGATTTGCTTGACGGTGTACGTCGCCATTTCGCACGGCCGGATGTACGACCGGAGACTGACTTGGTCAGCGTGCAAGGCGCGCAAATTTTGCCTTACAAAATCCGCGTGGTCGCGAAGATCAACGCCGGTCCGGATTCCGGACTCACACAAGTCGCCGCGCAGAAACTGCTGCAGGACTACGCAGAGTCCTGTCATCGCCTGGAAGGGCGGGTGGACCCGAGCTGGATTGACTATGCGATTCACAGTGCAGGGGCTGCGCAATTGCAAATCCTTGAACCGCTGGCGCCAATCATCAGCAGCGCATTCCAGGCGCCGTATTGCACCGGCGTTGAAGTGGAGGTGCGCACGCTATGAGTGAGCCCAAAGCGAGTTTGTTGCCGGCCAACAGCTCACCGTTGGAAAAGGCGTTGGATTTGGGGTTTGGCAAGTTGTTGGACCGCGTGATGCCGCCGTTTCCGGCGTTGATGAATCCGCTGCAAACCCCTAGCGAGTTTCTTCCTTATCTGGCCGCCGATCGTGGCGTCAGCGAGTGGGATGCGCAAGCCAGCGAGGTGGAAAAGCGGCTGACCGTGGCTTTGTCCTGGCAGATCCAACGCCAGGCGGGCACGCCCAAGGCTTTGAATCATGCAGTGGAATCGCTGGGGTTCACCCCAAACATCAGCGCCTGGTATCAACAGCGACCGTTGGGGCTGCCTTACACCTTCGATGTGCAAGCCATCATCGGGCGCGGTTGGTCCAGCGGCGACCACAACCGATTGATTCGGCGTATCGATGCGGCGAAGAGTGAGCGGGATCAGGCGACCATCACCATCGTGCATGAAACAGACGGTCGGCTTGCGTTCACTCAGGTGCTGCATGCACCGCTAAGCGAAGGCGAGCTTTGCCTGCACGGCGCACTGCCTGAGCTGGGTTTGATTGCGCGATTTAACAGTGCCGGCGTTGCCCGGCACTACACCATTAACGACTACGACCTCAGGGCGCAGCCATGACAGATGACATTACGCGCCTGGTGCGCTTCACCTCCAAGGGCTTGGATGAAGTGCTGCAGGCAAAGAATCAGGGCTTGAAAGGCGAGATTACCCACGTCGGTGCTGGCACTGGCCGCTACAACCCCGATGGCACAGAAATGGCCTTGCGTGATGAACGCCAGCGGGTCGCCATCATGGATTACGAGGACCTGGGCGACCGGCAACTCAGGATGGCTGCGCTGTTTGACGGCGAGGCTGAGTACGAAATTGGCGAGTTCGGTTTTTACCTCGCCAGTGGGACCTTGCTGGCGGTTTACTCCGTGGCGGGTAAGTTGCTCACGTATAAAGCGGCGGCGGCGCGGGTGCTGCAAAAGTTCACGTTGGATATTTCACCGCTGCCTGCGGACAGCGTGACGATTGTAGTGGGGAGCGACAACCTCAATATTTTGTTGGGGGAGGATATCGCGGTATTGGCAACGGCGAATATCGACAACATGGCGCGTCATACCGAACTGCTGTTTCGTGTGATGTCGCTGGAAGCGAGCCGTTAAGGCATAACGAGTTCAGGAGTTTAAACGTGAGTCTAGAAACAACTATTACGTCGCTGGTGACAGCAGCGAATAATTTGACCACTTCGGTCAATGGAAAGATCAGCAGTATCAACACAACCATGGCCGGGGCCTTGGCGCAGTTTAACGAATGGCGAAATCTCAAGGATGTCGAGGGGAGCGCTAATGCGATTGGCTCTGTGCGGCGTAATATTTTTCAGGGGCATGTCTATACCACCGGTGGGATAGATGGAGTGGGTACGCCTATCAGTGTTTTGTCGGAGGGGGATTTCGAATCGACTGATTTGGGCGGTCTTGAAAAGGTATACGTGCATTTCAAGTTGCCATTGAATATTAACGTTAGTTCTGAAATGTTCTGGTTCAATATTCAGGGGTACAGCTACGGAACCGCTAAAATTATTGATGAGACGGTGGTTGGGTATTGCTATAAGCCCAATAGGTCTATTATGAACGTTTCGACGTTTGGTAATATGACGCCTGCAGTTTACGCGGATGCCAATGGGAACGTCGTAATGCGAATTCTGATTCCAAATATTTACTATACGACTGTGCGGGTCGACACAATGAGAGTGGGTAATGGTCGGCTTTTTAATGTGGGCGAACTGAAGTCTAAGTTGTCACGGACTGAAAACGTTGTATTTAACTGAGGTGACTAATATGTCCGATACATCTATTGACGAGACCCAAACCGCTCCACTTGCGTTTCCGATGCCGGAAGTGGAGTGGGCCGCTATTCGTGCACGCCGTGATCAATATCTACGCTCAACCGATTTTACCCAATTGCCGGATTATCCGGCCACCGACGCACAGCGTGCTGAAGTCGCTGCCTATCGCAAGGCATTGCGCGATATCCCTGAGCAGGCGGGTGAGCCCTCGAAATTGGTATGGCCCGACCTGCCAACCTTCCTGAAATAACCCACCGCGAAACCGGTTTTTTTTCGCCTCCCCAAAGCCCCTCTCGTAGGGGCTTTGGCGTTTTCCACTCGGAGAATTCCACTAATGGCAAACCGCCAAACCTACACCGTCCTCATCCCATTCCCCACCGAAGGTGGCCACTGGTCCACCGCCGGCGAGGAGCTTGAGCTGCTCGACGTCGAAGCATCCGCCCTACGCACCGCTGGCCGCCTGGAACTGACCAGCGTCCTTAACTCCACCCCCAAGAAGGCTGACTAACCATGGCTGAGGTTCTTAACTTCGAGCACAACGGCATCACCGTGAATGCCACTGAATCCCCCGAGGCCATGGGTGGCCTTGGCGACAATGTCATCGGCCTGGTCGGCACTGCGCCGAATGCCCATGCGTCGATTCCGAAAAACGCGCCGTTTCGTATCAACAGCTTCACCACCCAGGCGCTGCTGGACCCCACCGGCGCCGAGGCGGGTACGCTGTTTCAGGCGGTGTACCAGATCCTCAAAGTGGTGAAGGTGCCGGTCTACGTGGTGATCGTGGAGGAGGGCGCAACCCCGGCTGACACGATCAACAATGTGATCGGCGGCAATGAGCCGGTCACCGGCCGCAAGCTCGGCCTGGCTGCCTTGAGCAGCGTGCCGGAAGACCTGACCATCATCGGCGCTCCCGGCTTCACCGGCACCAAGGCCGTGGCCGGTGAGTTCGCCTCTTTCGGCAAGCGCATCAAGGCGCGTGTGGTGCTGGATGGCAAGGACGTTTCGGTCGCCGACCAAGTGACCTACAGCGGCGATCTGGGCGGTGCCGACCTCGGTTTCGACCGTTGCCTGGTGGTGCACAACATGCCGTCGGTGTATTCCAAGGCGGCGAAGAAAAATGTGTTCCTGTCGCCATCCTCGCTGGCCATCGCCGCACTGGCCAAGGTCAAGCAGTGGGAAAGCCCAGGCAATCAGGTGACGTTCGCCGAGGACGTTTCCCGCGTGGTCGAGTACAACATCCTCGATACCTCCACCGAAGGCGACCTGCTCAACCGCTACGGCGTGAGCTACTACGCGCGCACCATTCTCGGCGGCTTTTCGCTGCTGGGTAACCGCTCCATCACCGGCAAGTTCATCAGCTACGTCGGCCTGGAAGATGCCATCAGCCGCAAGCTGGTCAAGGCCGGCCAGAAAGCCATGGCCAAGAACCTCACCAAGTCTTTCATGGACCAGGAGGTCAAGCGCATCAACGACTGGCTGCAAACCCTGGTCGCCGACGAAACCATTCCTGGCGGCAGCGTGTACCTGCACCCGGAATTGAACAGTGTCGAGAAGTACAAGAACGGCACCTGGTTCATCGTCATCGACTACGGCCGCTACGCGCCGAACGAACACATGATTTATCAACTCAACGCTCGCGATGAAATCATCGAGCAGTTCCTGGAGGACGTTCTCTAATGTTTACCAACCGTGTAAGACAGGCCATTGCGGCCACCCTTCAAGGCCTGCCGTTGTCCGCGACGGTGGAAGAATTCGACCCGCCGAAGATTGAGTTCGACATGGAAGCCATGTCCGGCGGGCGCTTTATTGCTGAAGAAATGGCCAAGGGCGGCAAAGTGCTCAACGCCACGCTGGTGCTGCAAGGCGCCGGCCCGGAAATCATGCTGGCCCTCGGCGTGCGCCTGGGTGACGACATCCTGTTGAACGTGCGTGAAGCCGGCCAGGACCAGGACGGCAAGACCTATTTCACTTATCACACCGTCGGCGGCAAGTTGAAGTCCCTGGCCGAGGCCAAGTTGAAGATGGGCGAGAAGGCCACCACCACGTTGGAGCTGTCCTGCCGTACCTACAACCGCCTGGAAAACGGTATCCCGGTGATCGACATCGATGTGCGCACACAGAAGTTCGTGCTCAACGGTGTCGACATTCTCGGTGATGCGCGCCGCGCGGTGCTGATGCCGTAAGCCTTCACGGCACCTGAAGTGGACACTGTCAGTGTGGGAGCGGGCTTGCTCGCGAATACGGAGTGTCAGTCAATACCTGTGTGACTGATAGACCGCATTCGCGAGCAAGCCCGCTCCCACATGGACCGGTGTTGTCTTGCGAATACTTTTTTACCAAGGAATTGCCCCATGGCCTGGATGCCACCGCTGCATATTCTGCTGTCCCCAATCACCGCCGACACTGGCGCGACGATCCAGCAGATTCAACTCAAACCGCTGTTCTACGCCGCGCAGAAAGCCGCGCTGGCCCGGGCCGGTGATGACGAGGACGACCAGTTTTTTGAACTGGCGAAACTCGCCACCGGCCTGTCGGAAAAAGAACTCGACCAGCTCAAGCGCCCGGACTACGTGAGCATCGCTCAGTACGTACACGAAATGTCGACGCGCCCTGCGTCGTTCTTCTTGGATGCGCACGAAGAGGCGTCCCACGACCAGCCGGTACAACTACTGCTGCCCCTCGACGCTGCCGGTCGCACCCTGACCGAACTGCCCCTGGAAATGCCCGCCCTGCGTGCCACCAAGGTGATGAAGAAACTCGCGACCAATAAAGAACGCGCCGAGTTCATCACCGCGCACTGCAGCGGCTTGATGCTCCCCGACCTGGCCGGCCTGACCGTGCCCGACTGGACGCAATTGCAGGAGCGCATCGACGATTTTTTAAATCAACCGGCGGACTTCTTTCGGAGCGCGATATCGAAGTAATCCTCGATGTGGTGCCGCTGATTTACTCGGTCAATGAGGCGGAAATCCTCGACTGGGACGCCGGAAAAGCATTGCGCCGCTACGACATTGCGATCACTCGCCTTGGCGTCAAACAGGAGTAAGCGGGATGCAAAACAAGTATTCGCTGGCGAATGCCATGGCCAAGGATGGCCATGGCATGTTCGGCAGTGCACGCGGCGCAGATGATGCCGACAGTGTTAACCCAGGTGCGCTTGTGCCGGAAACGCCCGAGGGCACAGCGCCGCTGTCCGGGTGGGTGCTGGCGCTCACCGATACAGATTTGAAGTTGGGCGAACTCGCCCAGTCGCTGGGCGTATTGCGCGAACGCGTGGATTCACTTGGCACCTCTTTATCGTTGCTAAAAGCGGCTGATACGCAGCCGTTGAAAATGCAAGCGCACAGCGAAACGACGAAGGTGGCTGAGTTCAAAACGACCCACTCTGAAGATCGGCGCATTACTCGGGAAGTGATGACGGTGGGCACCGGGCAACCTCTCGACCCGGTAGCCGCACTTCGACATTCGAATGCCAACCTTTCGTTCGACACAACAGCCACTTCGCAGAAGTCGATTACGGAGCTTCGGGAGGCATTCACAGACAGTGAGAAGCGCCTGTCCAAAACGTTCGAGCCTACGCCGATGTTTTTGGAAGCAACCTGGCTGAAAACCAAAACCGGGGCGATGGACGCTACCAACGATTTTGCCAGCGACTCACCGCTGGCTGCCGAAGCTATCAAAACCGCGGAGGCCGTGATTGCGCCGATGGTTTCCGGCTTTGTGTCCGGGTTGGGAGAAACCATCAAAAGCCGAGTTGCTGCCAACGCAGTCGATGTGACACTGGGAAAAATACCTGTCATCGGCAAGTTGTTCCGGGAAGGTGGTTTCGATAAGGACAAGGGCAGTGGCAAGGGTTGCTGCTGCCCGGCGGCGGTCGAGATTCCACGAGGGCGCGACCGTTATGGCCCGGGAGGCGGGGGCGGGAAAAAGACTTCCACTGCGCCAAAGTCTGCAAGTTCGCAGAGCACATCAAAAAAGCCAGCTAAAAAAACCGGTCGCTTCGCCGGCGTGGCCCGTAGTCTGTTCGATTGGGCCATCAAGCCATCAAGTGGCTCCTCGATGGGGTTCCGCCAAGGTATACAGCCGCCTGCAGCGAGTCTGAACGGCCGGTCGCCAAGTACGCCAAACAATGCGCCAAGCTTAATCCAGGCATTGGACCGAGGGTTTGTTCCCAAACCTTCTTCGTCACCCAGCTCGTTGACAATGCCCACCACCGGCTTATTGGGCACGATGAGCAAACTTGAATCATCCGCCGCCCGCCGTCTTGGCCCTTTGAAGTACGTCGACACCGCCATGGATGTGGCCCAAGGCATACGCAACGGCGACGCCAAAGCCGTCGGTGCCGGCCTTACCACAGCCGGTGGCGCCTGGGCCGGAGCGTCCGCGGGTGCCGCGATCGGCACGCTGATTTTCCCCGGCGTCGGCACTGCGGTCGGTGGCGCAATCGGCGGCTTGCTTGGCAGCGAGGCGGGCAGTTGGCTGGGCGATAAAGTGTTCGGCCAAAGTGATCGCCTGCCTGCGCCCACTGCGGTGAGCAAAGAACTTAATAGTGCGCGCACAGACAATGTGCAAGTCACGCTCGCCCCAAGCATCCAGATCACTGGCGTCAACCCCGCCGACGCCCAGCAGGTCGTCAACCAAGTGATCCAGGCTTTGCAATTCCAATGCATGCCGATGGTCACCGATAGCCTGGGAATCCGGCGCAACGCGGCACTGGCTGATCCTCCAGGAGGTGTTTGATGCGACAACAAATGGTCCTCGGCGACTTTATTTTTGGTTTGTCCCGAGGCTTTGCGTACTCCTCGCTGATCCGTAACACCGACGGCGGCTGGAGTGACCTGGCGATTATTGCCAGCAAGTCCCTGTCGCGACAGAACGGTCAAAAACTGGAAAAGCTCACGTTCAGCGGCACGGCCATGTACGCCATCGGCATGCAGCGTTTGGACGAATTGCGCGTGCTGCAAAACGCACGGGTGCCATGGCCCTTGGTCGATGGCATTGGCCGCAACTGGGGCCTTTGGAGGATCAATTCGGTGGTGGAAACCCAGAGCAATGTGATCGACGACGGCACCGCCATGTTCATGACCTGGACCCTGGAACTGGAGGAATTCGTCAATGCGTAGAGTGCGAAGTATTGCCGGTGATTCGGTCAACCTGTTGCTCTACCGCGAGCTCGGTCGTTGCGATGACGCCGCGGAAGAAACCCTTTGGCGCCACAACCCCTTGCTCGCCGAATACGGCCCGGTACTGCCGGCCGGCGTGTGGGTCAGCGTGCCTGAAATGCAAGCGCGGCCGAGTGCTGTGAGACCTGTTCTGGCCTGGGATTAAGGAGGAGACATGGCACAGGGATTCACGCCTGTCGTGGAATTTTATGGCGCAAACGCGGCGCTGCTCAACCAACGCCTGATGCACTGGAGCCACACCGACACTGCGGGCATCGAGAGCGACCGGTTGGAACTGACGCTCAATATAGAGGGGTTGGAAGGCCTGCCCAGCTTGAGTGGAAAGATTGGTTTGCGTGTGGGTTATCAGGAATCGGGGTTGGTGGAGAAGGGTGAGTTTGTGATCACCCAGCGCACTCCCGTGCTGTTTCCCATGCGCTTGATGATCGTGGCCACGGCAGCGCCCTTCAGTGTGGCGGACGCCAGCGGCTATCGTCAGCGCCGGTCCGCCAGTTACGGGCCGACCACCCTCGGCGCATTGTTCCGCCAGCTGGTCAGCCGTCACGGCTATTCACCTCGTGTGGCGCCGGCGCTAGACGGTATCGCAATCGCGCACGTCGACCAGTCCAACGAAAGTGACATGGCGTTCATTACGCGCCTTGCCAAACGCTATTGCGCGGTGACCAAGCCGTTCAACGAACTGTATGTGCTGGCCGAAGCCGGGCAGGTTACGTCGCTCTCCGGCCAGCTGCTGCCGGAAGTGAAGTTGTCCGTGACCGCAGACAACCGCCCCGGTGAGCAGGCTTTCATCACCGCCAGGCTCGACGAAAAATCCCGCGCAAAGTACGAGGGCTGCCGCGTCACCTGGTGGGATACCGCCGGTGGCAAGCAGCGTGTGGTGCAGGTCGGCAATGCTCCGTTCAAAACCTTGCGCCAACGCCACCAGAACGAAGCGGAAGCCCGCGCCGTTGCCGAAGGCGAACTGCGTCGTGTGGGGCGTGAAAATTTGAAGTTGCTGATCGATTGCCCTGGCGATCCACTGTTGGCAGCCGAGGGCTTGCTGCTGCTGGATGAGACCTGGCCTGCGTACATGCAGGGGCGCTGGTCGATTACCACCGTGACCCATGTCGGCGACCCGGCAACGGGCTATCGCAGTTCGATCACGGCCGGTGGGTTGTCGTCTTGATCACCAGCACCGCGCGTTACTGATGTTTGAAATCCCCTCATTGCACTGCCTACTTGAAGCACGACAGGAACCAAGATGCCTATGAACGACGAAGAATTGGCCGCAATCAACCGTTTGATCGCCGCCCTGCAAACCCAAACCGATGGCCAAGTGGCGCTCAACGCGGCCATTCGGTTGTTGGCCCAGAGCAACCAGGCATTGGTCGACGTGATCAAGAGCCGTGAACCGGACCCGAATGCTCCGCCTTATCTGGATGGCAAACCGGCGCCCTGATTCCCCTCGGCCGTGCCCTGCAACTGTTGCACCCCCACAGCCCGCCTTTTGCGGGTTTTTTAATGTTCATGGAGAACACTCGATGTCGATTCTTACCCAAGGTACCCAGATTTTTGCCCTCGTCCCGCCGGTCTCCGGCACCGGGCCTTACACCGTGCTGGAAATCGAGCACGCCACTTCGTTCGAACCGGGCGGTGCTCCGGCCGAACAGATCGAAGACACCAGCCTCAATGCCGAAGAACGCAGCTATAAAAAAGGTTTGCGCACACCCGGTACTGCCAGCCTGGGCCTGAATGCCGACCCGACCAACGCCAGCCATATTCGCCTGCACCAGCTGTCCGAAGCCAAGGGTGATACCGGGGTGAAATGGGCCGTGGGCTGGTCCGACGGCAAGGACGTGCTGCCTACCGTCAACACCAAGGGTGATGGCTTTGAACTGCCGGCGACCCGTACCTGGTTCACCTTCGACGGCTACGTCTCGGACTTCCCGTTCAACTTCGCACTGAACGCCGTCGTGACCACTACCGTCACCATCCAACGCACCGGCGGCAGCGCCTGGATCAAGAAAGCCTGAGAGATGCCATGAACCTCAAACAACTGAAAGCCAAAGGCGGCATCGTTGATGGCCAGCCGGTAAAGAAAGACATCAGCTGGACGCACCTGGACAGCAAAACCGGCAAGGAAGTGACCGACACCTTCACGCTGCACATCCGCCGCCAGTCGTTCGGTGTGATCGAGCGCCTCTTTACCCAGGGTGAATCTGCCCAGAGCCGCAACGCCAGCTACCTCGCCGCTTCGGTGTCGTTGGGTACCGACGGCACTGAAGCCCTGAGTTACGACGATGCCTTCGGCCTTGAGCCGTCATTGGGGTTTGTGATCCTCAATGCAGTCAATGAGGTGAATGGCACCAGCGGTGGCGGTGCAAAGAGCTGACGGTCGCCGATGAGTTCTGGCACGAACTGGTGCTGAACGGAGTGGGCGGCCGCACGATTGCGCAAGCCAAGGAACGCATGACCTACCACGAAGCCCTGGCCTGGGGCCGCTATATCGATCGATATGGCTCCCTGCACGCCGGTAGGCGGCTGGAGGCGGGCAGCGCGTTGGTGGCGCTGCAGACCCACCGGCTGGGCGGCGGTACGGCCGAGTTGATTGACTTTATGCCCCATGAGCTGCGCCGGGGCATGTCACTCGAACGTGCGATGAACGAGTGGCGTTAAGGACGACGCCACTATCCTTGAAACCCGCGTCAAGCGGGTTTTATCCATGACCCGGAGAAACCTATGGCAACTGCTTCCCAGGGTAATCTGACGCTCAACCTCGGCAGCCTGGAGCAGGCCCTGGCGAAAGCATCACGGATTACCGAACAAAGCATGCGCGAGATGCAGCAGAAGATCGAGGACGCCGGTAAAAAGGTCAGCGCGTCTGCTGCTGCGGCGCTACAGGTCACGTCCGGTCAGTTCAAGGACTTCCAGAAGTCCTATGACCCGGCCACGGATGCGGCGGAAAAATTTATCCAGAAAAATGCGCAACTGGTGGCGGTGCTCAAGCAGAGCCAGGGTGCGCAAAGTGACTTTGTTGGCGGGTTGGATGGGCCGTCGAGTTATACCGAGCGGGCGGGTTTGAAGTTCCCTACGGGTGGTCCGTATAGGGATGTGCCTGAGCCGGGCGCGGGTGATGACTCGGCAGGTTTTGCCTTCCTGGACGATGATAAGACACAGCAGGTCCAAGGTAATTTCGCCTTGTTGACCAAGCTGGTCGATGATTGGAGCGCAGGGGCCCAAAGCGCGTTCAAGGACTACTTGAGTAGCTCGGGAACCGCTGCCGAACAATCGAAAGCCATGTTTACCGGTGCTTTCAAGCAGATGGACGATGCCGTCGCAACGTTTGTCACCACCGGCAAGTTCAACTTCTCCGAGTTCGCCAAGTCGGTACTCAAGGACATGGCGACGATGGCGGCGAAAACCGCTGGGTCGAGTGTGTTGAGTTCGTTGTTCGGCATCGCCAGTGCGGCAGTGCAGAGCTGGTTTTTGCCAAGTGCTGGCGCCAGCACCGCAGTCGGACCTGGTGGCTACACCAACGCGCTCAAACCGCCTCCGGATTTCAATTACTCATCTTCAGGCACATACCCGTTTGCCAACGGCGGCGCATTCACTAATTCCGTGACCAGCGGCCCCACCCTGGCCCCCATGGCCCTGTTCGGCGAAGCCGGCCCCGAAGCCATCATGCCGCTGAGCCGTGGTTCCGACGGTTCCCTCGGCGTGCGCGCCTTGGGCGCTGGCCAGTCGGGCAGCACCAGCAGCAACCAGGTCGTCATCCAGCAAACCATCAACGTTGCCGACGGCCAGGGTGCCGGCACCGATGGCAATGCCCAGAACGTCGCCCGCGCTTATGCCGGCTCCGCCCGCCAAGGCGCCGCCGAGCAAATTGCACGCGACCTCAAACCGGGCGGGCAAATCTGGTCGGCCATCAACGGCCGCTGACAACCAACGGCTTGCGCCGGGAGAAAACATGAGCACAGAAACCTTCACCTGGGAGCCCAAAGTGGAGCCGGTCGGCAGCGTCGAGTTTCGCTTGAAAACGGCCAAATTCGGCGACGGCTACCAGCAAACAGCCGCTGACGGCATCAATAGCAAAACCCAATCGTGGCCACTGACGTTCGTCGGCGATGAAGCGCGGATCAAGGCAATTGTCGCGTTCCTCGACCGGCACGCCGGTGCCAAAGCGTTCAACTGGACCGCGCCGTTGGCCACGCCTGCGCTGTTTCGCTGCAAGGGGTATCAACCGACGCCGATGGGCGCCGGGCTTTACTCCCTGACGGCGACGTTCGAGCAGGCCTTTCATCCTTAGTGCCGACAGCGGCGCCCACACCCCGCCCCGTGCGGGGTTTTCTTTGCGCGGAGAATCACATGTCCATTACCGCAGATATCCAGACCCTGGAACCCGGGGCCTGGGTGGAGCTTTTTGAACTCGACGCCACCGCCCTGGGCGCCGAGTTGTACCGGTTTCACGGCTATGCCCAGGAGTCGTCGATCTTCTGGCAGGGCCACGAATATTCACCCTGGCCGATCCAGGCCGAAGGCTTTGAAATGTCGGGGCAGGGCACGCAGCCCACGCCGACATTGGCGGTGGGTAATGTCGGCGGTTTCATTACGGCGCTGGTGCTGTACTTCGAGGATCTGGTAGGCGCGCGGCTGATTCGCCACCGCACCCTGGGCAAGTACCTCGATGGCCAGCCTGAGGCCGACCCCGAAGAGGAGCTGGCGCCGGACATCTGGTACATCGAACGCAAGGTCGCCGAAAGCAGCGAGACGGTGAAGTTCGAGTTGGCCAGTGCGCTGGACTTCAACGGCGTGCAACTGCCGCGCCGACAGATCGTCGCCAACGTGTGCTGGTGGCTCAGCTGCGGCGGTTATCGCGGCCCTTACTGCGGCTACAACGGAGGGCCGGTGGCGGATGCCAATGACGTGATTGTCACGGATGCGGCCAAGGACAAATGCGGTGGGCGGCTGACCAGCTGCAAGCTGCGTTTTGGCGAGAACAACCCACTGCCCTACGGTTCGTTTCCGGCGGCGGGCCTGCTGCGGAGCTGAGCATGAACAAGACCAACCTGGCGGCGATTGCCCGCCACGCCGTGGCCGACTACCCGAATGAATGCTGCGGCCTGCTGATTCGCGAAGGGCGCAAGCGCGTGTACGTGCCGTGTCGCAACACCGCGAGTACGCCCAGCGAGCACTTTCGCCTGGCGCCCGAGGACTATGCAGCCGCCGAAGAGCGCGGCGAAATCCTCGCGGTGGTGCACAGCCACCCCGATTGCCCGGCGACGCCGAGCGAAGCGGATCGCGCGGCGTGTGAAGCCTCCGGGTTGCCTTGGCATATTGTCGAGGTGCGCCGGGGCGACGACGCAATTGTGCGCACAGGTGAATGGGCCAGCTGCACACCGACCGGCTACCAGGCGCCCTTGATCGGTCGCGCCTTTGCCCATGGCGTGCATGATTGCCTGAGCATCGTCCTGGACTATTACCGCAGAGAGTTGGGCATTGAGCTGGGCGACTATCAGCGCGAAGACGGTTGGTGGGACAAGGGCGGCAACCTTTACCTGGACAACCTGCCGGCCGCCGGTTTTGTACAAGTCAGTCACCTGCAGCAGGGCGACCTCGTGCTGATGCAGATTCGCTCGCCGGTGCCCAACCATGCCGCCATCTACCTGGCCGATGGCGTGCTGCAAAGCGAACCCGAGCATTACCCCGCCCCTGGCTCGATCCTGCACCACCTCTATGGCCGCGACAGCAAGCGCGACACCTATGGCGGCTATTGGGGCGAGGTGACAGTGAGTTTTTGGCGCCACCGCCTGCGGGTCTCACACTAATCACATGGGCGGTTCATTCGCCTGGAGGATGCCATGCATCATGAAAAAGTCAGGACGGTGCGCCTCTACGGCAGCCTGGGCGCCAGCTTCGGGCGCGTGCATCGGTTGGCGGTCAGGAATGCGTCGGAAGCGATTCACGCGCTGTGCATTCTGGTGCCTGGGTTTGAGCGTTTCCTGATGGAGTCCAAAGACCAGGGCGTGACCTATTCGATCTTCCTGGGGCGGGAAAACATTGGCCACGAGCGCCTCAGGGCCCCTCCCGGTGCGTCGGACATCCGCATTGCCCCGGTGCTGATGGGCAGCAAGCGCGCCGGGTCCATGCAAACCATCATCGGTGTGGCGCTGATTGTAGCCGCGTCGTATTTCTCCGGTGGCCTCGCGGCTTCAGGTGGTTCTTCGACCTTGATCGGCACCACGTCTACCGCCGGTTGGTCCTTTGCCGCGAGCGTGGGGATGTCCATGGCCATGGGCGGTGTCATGCAACTGATATCACCCATGCCCAAGGGCCTGGGCAGCATGGACCGTCCGGAAAACCGGCCCAGCTATAGCTTCAACGGCCCAGTGAACACCAGCATCCAGGGCAGCCCCGTGGGCCTGCTCTACGGCGAGCTGACTGTGGGCAGTGCCGTGGTCAGCGCCGGGATCTATGCACAGGATCAACTCTAGCCATCACGTTGAAATGACAGGAGAGCACTCATGGGCTTGGCAGTCGAACACCACACTATGCGAACGGTCCTGCTTTCAGGCTCGCTCGCCAGACTTTTCGGTCGAGAACATCGCGTGACCACCTCGGGTGGTTTCAAGGATGTGATGGGCTATTTCAAACAGTTTCCCGGCTTTGAACGCTACATGCTGCAGAGCGCGGATAGAGGCCTGCGGTTTGCCGTATTCAACGGCAAGCACAACATGGCCGAAGACGATATTCAGAAACCGCTGGGCAAGGACGTGATCCGCATCGCGCCGGTGTTGACCGGCTCCAAGCGTGCCGGCGGGCTGCAGACGATTATTGGCGCGGTACTGATCGCGGTGGCGTATTTCAACCCGTTCGGTTACCTCACCGGTCCTGCCGCCAGCATGATGATGATGGCAGGCGTGTCGATGACGATGGGCGGCGTGATGCAAATGCTCTCGCCGCCGCCCAAAGGGCTTGGCGCCCAGGACAGCCCCAACAACCGCCCGAGCTACAGCTTCAACGGCCCGGTCAACACCAATGCACAGGGCAATCCGGTCGGTTTGCTCTACGGTCAGTTGATGGTCGGCAGTGCGGTGATCAGTGCGGGCATCTACGCCCAGGATCAACTCTAACTGTTCTCCTTTTCACCCAGCCCGCCCAGCGCGGGCTTTATTTCGCCTGAAGGAAAGCCATGACTGATTTCACTCTCGCTGGCAGCAAAGGCGGTGGCTCCAAGCCCCGTCCCTCCGTGGAGGCGCCAGACAGCCTGCAAAGTACGGCCTATGCCCGTATCCTCGATCTCGTCAGCGAAGGCGAGATTGTCGGTTTGAAAAACGATAAGCGCTCGGTGTTTCTCGACGAGACGCCCCTGGCCAACGCCGATGGCAGCCTCAACTTCAGCGGCGTGACCCTCGACACCCGCAACGGCAGTCAGGACCAGACGCACATCCCGGGTTTCCCCGCAGTGGAAAACGAAAGCCCGGTGTCCGTCGAACTGCGCAGCGATCAACCGTGGACCAAGTCCTACTCCAACCTGCAACTGTCGGCGGTGCGCGTGCGCCTGGCGGTCACACGGCTGTCGCAGACCAACACCAGCAACGGTGACACCAACGGCTACACCGTGCAGTACGCGATTGATCTCTCAACCGATGGCGGTGCATTCGTGCAGGTGTTGGCGGCGGCGTTCAGCGGTAAAACTACCAGCAAATACGAGCGCTCCCACCGGGTCGATTTGCCGCCCGCCAAAAGTGGTTGGGCCTTGCGTGTGCGGCGGATCACGCCCAACTCCACCAGCGGCGCAATTGCCGATACCACCACTGTGGAATCTTCCACCGAGGTGATTGATGCCAAATTGCGCTATCCGGGTTCGGCGCTGATCGGTCTGCAATTTGATGCCGCGCAATTCCAATCGATCCCTTCGCGCTCCTTCGAACTGCGCGGCCGGATTATCAAGGTGCCGAGCAACTACGACCCGCAAACCCGCGTGTACAGCGGTGTGTGGGACGGCACCTTTAAATCCGCCTGGACCGATAACCCGGCCTGGATCTACTACGACCTGCTGCTGCACCAGCGCTATGGCCTCGGTCATCTGCTCAACACCGGCCAAGTGGACAAGTGGGAGCTGTACCGCATCGGCCAGTACTGCGACCAGCCGGTCTCCGACGGCAAGGGCGGCACCGAACCGCGCTTCACCTGCAACCTGTATTTGTCGGTACGTGCCGATGCGTTGAAAGTATTGCAGGACCTGGCGACCACCTTCCGTGGCATGTCTTATTGGGGCGCAGGTTCGGTGATGGCGGTGGCGGATATGCCGGAAGACCCGGTCTACACCTACTCCAACGCCAACGTGATAGGCGGCCAATTTATCTATGGCGGTTCGGCGAAAAAGACTCGCTACACCGTCGCCCTGGTCAGCTGGAACGACCCGACTGATTTCTACCGCCAGAAGGTGCAGTACGTCGACGACGCCGAAGGCATTGCTCGCTACGGGATCCAGCAAACCGAAATCAGCGCGACCGGTTGCACCTCCCAGGCACAAGCCCAGCGCATCGGCAAATGGGCGTTGCTGACGAACCGTCTGGAAACCGAAAGCGTGACTTTCTCGGTCGGCCTCGACGGCACCCTGGCTCGCCCCGGCCAGATCATCCGCGTGGCCGACAACGACCGCGCCGGCCGCCGTATTGGTGGGCGCCTGCGTGATGCGACTTTCGATACCCTGACCCTGGATGCCGAAGTCAAAGCCGCTGCCGGCGACACCATCACTCTGGTGATGCCCAACGGCAAGGCGGTGTCCCGCGTGGTGAAATCCGCCAGCGCCGGGAACGCCGACGAGCAACGGGTTGTGCTGCAAAGCAAACTCGACGAAGTACCACCGGCGCAATCAATCTGGGCCATCGACTCGGCCACCTTGGCCTTGCAACAGTTCCGTGTATTGTCGATTTCCGAAGACTTCTCGGATAACGAAATCAAGTACAGCCTCAGCGCGGTCAAGCACGTGCCGAGCAAGTTTGCCGCCATCGACAACGGCGCAAAAATCGACAGCCCGCCGATCACAGTGATTCCGCCAAGTGTGCAAGCAGCCCCCACCGACGTGACGGTCAGCAATGACCATTTTGTCGCGCAGGGCAGTGCGGTCAACGTGATGACCATCGCCTGGCAACGCCCGGCGAATGCGATTGCCTTCGAAGCGTACTGGCGCAAAAACGATGGCGAGTGGATATACGCAGGGCGCACAGGAGGCACTTCGATTGAGGTTTCCGGGATCTACGCCGGGCGCTACGTGGCCAAGGTACGGGCGATCAACGCGCTGGACATTGGCTCGCTGTACAGCGAATCCATCGAGACCGTGCTCAACGGCAAAACCACCTTGCCGCCGACCGTTGCTGCGCTGACGACCGAGTCGCTGGTGTTTGCGATCAAGGTGAAATGGCAGATTCCGCAGGATGTGAGCACCGCAGATTTGCAGCGCACCGAGATCTGGTACGGCAAGACGCGCGACCTGGCGCTGGCGACCAAGCTGGGCGATTACGCCTACCCGCAGGCTGATGTGACGCTGATGGGCTTGGGCGCGGGTACGTCGTTGTACTTCTGGGCACGCCTGGTGGACCGCACGGGCAATATCGGGCCGTGGTTCCCTACCGGTGCGGGCGTCAACGGGCAGGCCAGCTCCGATGCTTCGCCGATCCTGGATTTGATTGCCGGGCAAATCAGCGAGACCGAGCTGGGCAAACATCTGTTGGATCGCATCGAGTTGATCGATGGCACGGGCGTCGGTTCGGTCAACGCGCGCCTGGACACCACCCGCAAGGAGCTGGAAGCGCTGGTGGATCGAGTGACGGACGCGTTGCTGTACGACGCGACCAAAACCTACGCCAGTGGCGAGTTTGTGCGCCAGGGCAGCCACCTTTACCAGGCAATCCAGGCCGTGCCAGCCAGCAGCCCGCCACCCAATGCGGCGTATTGGCTGGACATCGGCTCCCTGGTGCAAACCACCAACGCCTTGGCGCTGCAGATCCAGCAGAACAAAACCGCGATTGAAACGGTGGACGGCAAAGTCACCGCCCAAGCCTCGCAGCTGAGCAGTGTACGGGCCAAAGTGGATGATCCGGTCAGTGGTTTGACGGCGACTTCCACCGCGTTGAATGGATTGAAAAGCCAGGTCACCACCTTGGATGGCAAGGTCACCAGCACCTCGGAAAAAACCGATGGGGTGTATGCCCAGGTCAATCCGAAGATGGCCGGTGATGAAAACACCTCTTTCGCCGGGGATGACGTTTCCCTCGCCGGCGCCTGGTCGGTGATGTCGGCGATTGCCGAGGGTGACATTGCCCAGGCGATGAAGACCGATGCCTTGGAGGTGAAGGTCAATCAGAACCGGGCCAGCATTACCAATGTGGATACGGCCTCGGCTTCGCGGGATGAAGCGCTTGCGCAGCGGGTTACGCGGTTGGATGCGCGGGTCAATGACAATTCGGCTTCGATTGAAACGAAGTTGACCACGCTGGCCACGGCAGACAAAACACTCGCGCAAAGTATTGACACGGTTCAGACCAAAGTGAATCAGCAGTCGGTGAGTATTCAAACGAACGCTACAGCGATTGCGGATACCAAAGGGAAGTTGGCGGCGAATTGGTCGGTGCGCATGCAAGTGGCGTCGGGGGGCGGTTACAAGTTCGCCGGTATCGGGTTGGGGATCGAGAACGCCCCTGGCGGTTTGCAGAGCCAGTTTTTGATCTCGGCAGATCAGTTCGCGATTTATAACGAGAACACACCGGGCAAACCCACCACACCCTTCGCCGTCAAAGGCACTGAGACGTTCATTGACAGCGCATTTATTCAGAACGGCGCCATTACCAACGCAAAAATTGGCCAGGTTATTCAGTCCAATGATTACGAGGCGGGTGCACGCGGCTGGAAACTTGATAAAGCCGGTGGGTTGGAGCTTAACGGCGTCGGCGGCGGCGGGCGTATGACGATCAGTAACCAATTGGTTCAGGTCTTCGACGCCAACCAGAAGTTGCGTGTTCGGTTCGGCATTTGGGATTAATCCCTTGAGTAACTAACAGGAGCATGATCATGACGGCAGGGTTTCAAGCGTTCAATGCCCAGGGCGAAGTATTGGTGGACGTCAATACGCGACTTGCCCGGGTGATTGGCAGGATAAGCAGCGGCGCGCAAGCAGGTTCTTTAGTGGTTGATGCTTTCGCTCAAGGCCGTCCCTGGTACATGGTGACGCTTGAAGCCGGCATCAATGTCACCGATGGCCCGCAGTGCAGTATTACTGGTAATACGCTCGCGTGGAGTGCGTCTGTTAATCCTGGGCTTATTACTTACGGAATTTCATAATGAGTATTGGCTTTCAAGTATTCAACGCCGATCGCAGCGTACTGCTGGATCAGAACTTTAAAACCTATGGGTTCGTCAGTAAAACGACTCAGGTCAGCACGGCAACCAGCAGTAATCCGGCGTGGGGGCAGTTCCTGGATGTCTGGATTGCTGACGCTGAGGAGATTGTCGCTGTCAGAGCGCAGAATGAAGCCCACTCAGTCTGCCTTGCCAATGTATCGCGCAGTGGCAGTGGTTATATTCAGCGTTATGTCACCGACGGCTCAACGATCGTTAACCTCGACGTTTATCGTTTCCGGCCGGGTGTATCGGCGGGCGGCACGTTCGGCATGCAAATATTCAATGAGCATGGCGAACTGGCGTACGACGCGACCACACCGCAATTGATTGTCAGAGACGTATTGGTCGGGAGCGACAACTTTGAGGCTGTTGTCGGTGATCATATTTATGATCCAGGCCGAAAGTATGCAGTCGTTTTCGGCGGCCGCTGTGGAATAAGTTGGCGAACAACGCAATTCACCGGCGGCGGCGGAAATTACAGGATTAATGAGTATGCCAGTACTAACTATGCCTCGCTGAGCCCGGGAAAAGTAAATTTCAAAGTGAAATTTTATTATTTCAATGGCTACACAAAACAGCACGAGGTTAAACAGTTTAATTACCGGGCTGAAGCCTACAGTTATCTAATTGTGGACGTCAGCGGGATTTGATTGTTATCGAACAGGGGCAGTACCCACGGTGTATTGCTGAATCAGGGAATAGACGGTTTTTGGGAGGCAGGGATGTCACGACAAGAAATTGACCTAGGCACACGGCCTGCTGGCGTCGGCGGTGATACTCCCCGCAGTGCCAACGTAAAAATCAACGCAATGACCCAGGAGCTCTACAGCAGGGTCGATGCACTCGGCACCGCCGCTTTGGGCACGCTCACGACCAGCACCGATGATCACACCCCAGGGCGAGTCATGCGCGTTGGCGACTTTGGCGTAGGTGCAGTCAAATCGATAGTAAGTGCTGATCTGGATGGCCTGCGTGCTGTGGGCACCTATTACTCGATGTCCGGCGTGAACACGCCAAACGCAACAAATGGCTGGGTCACTGTCAATGAAGCCGGGCGGGGCTACACCCTGCAGGAGTACGTCGGCGTTGACAGTGCCAAATGGGTGCGAATCGAGGCCGCCGGCGTGTGGCAACCCTGGCAAAAAGTCCTCACCGACGGCCCGGGCCTGGCCTCCACGCAACAACGGCTGGGGCTCAAGTCACGCGCCTTCCAGGCTGATGGCGAGCGCCTGTTGGGGCAAAGTATCACCGAGGCGGGCAAGGCCAGTGGCGGGTTAGTTTCTTCGCTGACGGTCCACACCACCATGCCCTATACCGAAAGCGAATCGCCGTTGATCCGGTGCGTGGGTTGCATTCACGGCTACACGTCTCCGTTTACCCTCGATCTCTCCTGGTACTACTACCAGGGCTCGTTCAACACCGGTGTTGCGCTGTTGAATTCGACTTCCCAGGCTTTCAGCAGCCTGCAAGGCGCGCCCGCACTGAAGGTGAGCGTGTACCGGCGCCCGGAAACGGGCTTGATGTCCGTTTACATCGGTTTTCCGGGTGCGGTCTATCTGCCCCGATTTGCCATGTACTCGATCCAGACCGGCATCCTTGAAGTGTCCGCAGCCTATACCTCGAACTGGACCACCGTGGCCGACATCGCACCGCCAACCGCGGCGATGAACATGGGCGCGCTGACGGTCATCACTACCCTCAACACGGCCAACTGCGCAAAGCAGGCGGATGGCTTGATAAAGGCGATTTGAACATGCGAGCAGTTATTGAGCTACGCGGGGCGCAGGGGGCATGTAGCGTCATGCCCTTTGCTCATCCCAAGGTCTTGTCCAAGCGCAAGGCAATCGGGGTCTACGAAGTACGCGGCACCTTGGGGCTGATCCCTTTGCCGCCCGCAGGCAATGGTTGGGGCTACAGCATGGGTGTTGCAGAGAAGGATGTTTCGGCGGTGGTGACCTATTCACGCAAGGTTCTGACCGTGAAGTTGTACCGGGATGGGCAGCCTTGTGACCTGGTGGACGCCATGTCCCTGCACGCCGAACTGATGGAGCCTGAGCCTGCTGCCCAGCCAGTCGTTTGACTGAACGGCGCTGTCCCGGCCCCATCGCTGATAAACCGGCCGCGATGCGCGGCATTGGAGACACAAATGTCACGACAAGAAATACTGTTAGGTGTGCTTCCTACTGGAGTGGGCGGCGACACACCCCGTACTGCCAACGTAAAAATCAATGCAATGACCGCGGAGCTTTATGCGCGCGACGCTGCATTGGGCACTGCAGCCAACCGCAACACTACCGTAGACGGCGACGTCAGGCCCTTTAATCAAAACGTACTGAAGTACGGTGATTGGGGGCTCACGGGCCACCCTGTGGACATGGCCTCTACGGCCAGCTTCAACGACTGCACGCGCACCGGCAATTACATTTTTGGAAACAGCGGGCTGAATGGACCCGGCGCCAGCATCGAAGGCATGACCTACTGTTATGTCATCGTTGTAGGCTCTGCCGATGCGAGTTTCTGTGCCCAGGAAGCCGTCGCGCTCAACGGCGAAAAGCGTGCTACGCGTTTCCTGTGGGGCGGTGTCTGGAGCCCGTGGCGGCAAATCCTGCAAGCGGGTGACTTCGGTCTCGGTGGCAATGTGGTGCTGTATACCAAGAACATTGATGACCGAACCCAGCGCGGTTTTTATTACGTCAACAACGCCGCCCCCGGTGCTCGGCCGCCGGGTTACACCTTCGGTATTCTCGAAACATTTGGCTATTCCGGAGACTCGGTCAATCAAATCTGGACCGGCATCACCGGCGGCACGGCGGCGGTCAGTAAACCTACCTGGACCCGCTGCGTGTATGGAGACGGCAACTGGTCACCTTGGCGGCTGGTGTATGACCAGTCCACTGCTGTGGGCATTGTCGGGTTCAGCGCAGCGGCGGGAGGGCGCGTGCCGGCAGGCGCGTTGATGGAGTCGGGAGAAATCATCGACGGCAACGGCAGTGTCCACCAATGGCACAAATTCGCCACGGGCTTGATGCTGTATTGCGTCCAATATAACGCCGGCACTACGGCGGCGGTGCCCATTACTGTCGCGTTGTATTCGGCTTTTGTAGGCAATGCCAGTTGCACGCCGAACCAGATTCCAAGTTACGCCTGGACAACATTGAGAGGGTACGCAGCGGGCTCCAGTTGTGTGATTTATCCGGATCAGACACTGCCGCAGTCATTCATGGTGAGCATGATAGGGATGTGGGGCTAATGAAAATTCATTTTATGCCGCAACAGCGTTTGGACAGTGTGAAGTACCAACGCGTCGGGCCGTACCAGATTGAAGTGAATGGCGAGCTGTTTGATTTTTCCCGCCTGCAGGAGGGCGATGAACTGATTGCACCTGTTGCGGTGAAAAGTACCTGGTTTGCGCACCGTGTCAGCGTCGAAGGCGAACACCTGTGCCTCTCGCTATTTGTTCCTGTGGCGTCGGGGTTCAACTTCAGCGGCGTGCTGCCAGTTGACATGACTATTGAACAAAATGGCGTCATCGAAATGCCTCAGTTCAAGGAGGTGGAACATGACCACTGAAAATATCGATTGGTCGCAGCTGACAACTGCTCGTGACCGGGCGAACAGGCTGTTGAAACCACTCAAGGAGACTGAAGCACGTTGGCAATCAGCGGAGATGGCGTTTATTGCCGATCAATTGATCGCGCTGGAAGACCAGGATCCGAATGCCCAGCCAGGCACCGAGCGCCAATGGCGCGACTACCGCACTCACGTGCGTCAATGGGCGGAAGGTGCAGAGGGTTACCCTGCCATGGAGTACCGGCCAAACCGTCCAGTCTGAGCGCTGCCGTTAACACGTGAACCCCGCCTTCGAGCGGGGTTTTTTTTTGCCCTGACTATGGAGAGTCCTATGGCACGCTTGGAAATCAACACGGGTATAGCACCCACAGGCTTGGGCGGTGACACCCCGCGCAGTGCCAGTATCAAGATCAACACGATGACGCAGGAGATTTTCGACAACCTCCCTACGGCTGACGCGCCGTTGCCCATAGCCAAGGGCGGCACGGGCGCAAAGACCGTCGCACAAGCAAGGACGATGCTGGGCGTGGTACCGGTTACGTCTAATGTGGATACGACAACGGGCAGTGTGCTGACGGCGGGTTATGCCGGGATTGGTCGTCCACTGCTTGATATGCCAGGCTCTCCCGACGCTGCAATCGCCCGGAACATGGGGGCAAGCTTCAGCTATTTGTCCGCGCCGGATAAAGCCCCAGGCATGGTGGCGGATGGTGCGTTGGCTACGTTTGGCGCAAACCCTGAGTATGCCGTTCAGTTAGCGATGGACTGGCGTACCGGCAGTATGTACAGCCGTTACAAGGCCGGTGCAGCCCCCTCGTCTTGGGGGCAGTTTGTTCGGGCGGGCGATTTTGGCGTGGGGGCTGATAGAGCGCCAGCTGTCGCGGATTTGACTGCTATTTCGCAGTCTGGTCAGTACCGTTTCTCGCCAGGCACCCCAAACGCGGGAGCAGCTGATGGGTACGGGGTTATTACGCGGGGGGCCTATGAGATCTCGACGGGCACCTGGGCGGATCACATCATTTCCATCAATACCCAGCGTTCATTTCTGCGGACCAGTATCAACGGTGCCATTAATGCGATACAGGAGTATTTCACGACCGCCAATGCCGGGCTTGACCCAGCGGCTGGCGGGCTATTGTCTTCCACCATGGTGGGTTCCTGGCGTATATCCAAGTTCCGAAACGGTGTGCTTCATATGTCGACCTGGCAAGCCGTGAACACTGGCCCTCTTTCGGCTAACCAGATCGCCGTTCATCGTGTTCAGTTGCCTGCCGCCGCATATGATTGGGGTCATGCAGGTGTATCAGTGAGCATCACAGGGCAAGCCAGCGTCGACCATTACGGCGCCATAAATTCGCTCATGAACACGCCCGATACAGCAGATATTACGATCCGGAACGGCGCTACTGCGCAGTCATTCAACCTTCGCGTATTTATTACTGCGTACTGGGGCGCTCCATGAGAATCAACCTGTTCCCATTCCTTACTGACGATAAAATCGAAGCGACAGTGAGTGGTGAAATGATCACCCTCAATGGCGAAGTCATTGACTTGTCCTTCATCTCAGAGGGCCAGGAAGTGCCTGCTTCGGCGATTGGAAACCCTTGGTTTTCAGCGTCCGAAAAGGTTGCTCGGATCGACGGGGAGATGAGCTTTTGCCTCAAGCTACCCGTGTCTATCAATTCCCCGCTAGAGATCTTGCAGGCGAACAATCCTATTCAGTTGATAGTAAACAGCGGTCCCGTCGAGTTCCCCGATACCCACGCTCCCGCCCTGCCTGAGTGGGATCTACCGGGCACCGGCGCAATCCCCTGACCTGAGCTTGAGCCACGATGCCGCCATGAGCGGTTTTTTTTCGCCTGGAGAAATGCATGCCGTGTATCACTGAACCCCATGCTGGAGGTCGCAACGTGTTGGCGTTTCTCGACATGCTGGCCTGGTCCGAACTAGGCGCTGATTATTTAAAGCGCTCGGATGATGGTTACAACGTCGTTGTGACGGGTACCGACGGGCGGCTGGAGCTGTTCACAGACTACGCCGACCATCCGTTCTCGACGGGGCGTGCCTCCAAGTGCATCAACAATAAAGGGCTCACTTCGAACGCTTCGGGTCGCTACCAGCAAATGCTGAAGGACTGGCCCCACTACCGCGCCCAGCTGAAGCTTCCTGACTTTGGGCCGCTTAGCCAGGACCTGCTCGCCATCCAGCATATTCGCGAATGCCGTGCGTTGGATGACGTTAGGGCCGGCCGCATTGTGCTGGCTGTCTTGAAATGCCGGAACATCTGGGCGAGTCTGCCGGGCGCCGGCTATAACCAGCGCGAACACCGTATTGAGGATCTGCTTGCCCAGTACGTTGCCAGTGGTGGGGTGGTCGCGTCATGACGGCCGTGTACAAGCTGCGCGTGCCAGGGCTGCTGGTCAGGGCGTTAGCATCTTGACCCAGTCTGTCGCTTGCGCGTGGGATTTGCTCCTGTAGGGTAGGCAAACCCCCGCCTACTTCTGGAGTCGACCGTGAAGGAAATCACTCAACTGGCCGCTGAACTGGGGCGCCGCTTGCAGGTGCTCAATGCCCATGTCACCACCGCTGAGTCCTGCACCGGCGGCGGCATTGCCGAAGCCATCACGCGGATTCCCGGCAGTTCGGCGTGGTTCGAGGCAGGCTATGTCACCTATTCCAACCGGCAGAAGACTCGGCAACTGGGCGTGTCAGAGGCGCTGTTCGCCAAAGTCGGCGCGGTCAGCCAGGAAGTAGTGGAGGCGATGGTTCGAGGCGCGCAGGAAAAAAGCCTGTCGCGCTTTGCCGTGGCGGTCAGCGGCGTTGCGGGGCCGGACGGTGGTTCGCCGGACAAACCGGTCGGCACCGTCTGGCTGGCGTTTGGTGTGGGCGAGGAGGTAACCGCCGAGCTGGCGCACTTCCTCGGCAACCGCGACGAGGTCCGCCGACAAACGGTAAAAGCGGCGCTAGAGGGCTTGTTGCGACGAGCTGCAGCAGAAATAGACAATCAGGGGTAGGCGATCCTCGATCTTTGTGGAACAATACTGTCTACTTATACAGGTGTTGGCCGTCAGGCCTTATTGATTACGTGAGGACTTTAATGGACGACAACAAGAAGAAAGCCTTGGCTGCGGCCCTGGGTCAGATCGAACGTCAATTCGGCAAGGGTGCCGTAATGCGTATGGGCGATCACGACCGTCAGGCGATCCCGGCTATTTCCACTGGCTCTCTGGGTCTGGACATCGCACTCGGCATTGGCGGCCTGCCAAAAGGCCGTATCGTTGAAATCTACGGTCCTGAATCTTCCGGTAAAACCACCCTGACCCTGTCGGTGATCGCCCAGGCTCAAAAAATGGGCGCCACCTGTGCGTTCGTCGATGCCGAGCACGCTCTCGACCCAGAGTACGCCGGCAAATTGGGCGTCAACGTTGACGACCTGCTGGTTTCCCAGCCGGACACCGGCGAGCAAGCTCTGGAAATCACCGACATGCTGGTGCGCTCCAACGCCATCGACGTGATCGTGGTCGACTCCGTGGCGGCCCTGGTGCCAAAGGCTGAAATCGAAGGCGAAATGGGCGACATGCACGTGGGCCTGCAAGCTCGCCTGATGTCCCAGGCGCTGCGTAAAATCACCGGTAACATCAAGAACGCCAACTGCCTGGTGATCTTCATCAACCAGATCCGTATGAAGATCGGCGTGATGTTCGGCAGCCCGGAAACCACCACCGGTGGTAACGCGCTGAAGTTCTACGCTTCGGTCCGTCTGGACATCCGCCGTACCGGCGCGGTGAAGGAAGGTGACGAGGTTGTCGGTAGCGAAACCCGCGTTAAAGTCGTTAAGAACAAAGTGGCCCCGCCTTTCCGTCAGGCCGAGTTCCAGATTCTCTACGGTAAGGGTATCTACCTGAACGGCGAGATGATCGACCTGGGTGTGCTGCACGGTTTCGTCGAGAAATCCGGCGCCTGGTATGCCTACAACGGCAGCAAGATCGGTCAGGGCAAGGCCAACTCGGCCAAGTTCCTGGCAGACAACCCTGATATCGCCGCCACGCTTGAGAAGCAGATTCGCGACAAGCTGCTGACCGCAGCGCCAGACGTGAAAGCTGCCGCCAACCGCGAGCCGGTTGAAGAAGTAGAAGAAGCCGACACTGACATCTGAATTAAACGATGACAGTTGTACTGGATACACTCGTCGCCGTTCGGCGCACTGCGATGGACCTGCTCGCTCGACGCGAGCATGGTCGAGTCGAGCTGACGCG